GCTCGTTGTAGCACGCCCGGCTGCAACCGGTCACGTGGACTCACCGCGCGTTATTGCGAGCACAATGCGCCTGTGCTCTGCATAACCGCGCTCCGTCAGGAACGACGGAAAGGCGACGCAGCCCTCCAGTCGGCCAACGTCGTCGGGTGAAATGTTGTCGTGCAAGACACGTGGGGAGAAAGCGACTGGGTAATCGCCTTGATCGTGCCTCACATACTCAAAGTAGTGCCGAGACCATGCCTCGGGCATCCAGTGAGGCGTGCCAATGTCTATCGGAGACAGCGTGAGGATGGCATCGATCTTCGCTTCGATGCGCTTTTGCTCGTGAACTGGAATGCCAAATTTTGATTCAACCAGCAGTCGCGTTGAATGAAGTACTGCTGGTACCTCCTTTAGCACGTGTCTCGATTCCCAGGCTTCGATCAATTGGTCACGCTCCCACATGTTGATAGCGCGAGACCGGTCAATGTATCTTTGTAGATCAATGTGACTGGTGACACGCATACCGTACTGTGCGAGCGATTGGATTATCGGGCAACCTGGATATTGGTACGCAAACGACAGAGACTTGGCCCTTAGCAACTCCAATAGTCTCACGCGACCACATTTCACGTAGTCGAAGCCCGCCCAACCTAAGTCGGCAAGAACTTCGCGTGGATCAGTGATCACGGTTAGGCTTTCAGGGTCAAAAATCAGACCGCAAAACGACGCCATATGCAGCTCATCATGCTTCTCGATCTTGATGGTCAGACCGAGCGCCTTGAACAAAGCATCGTCAATTTTCTGGTGCGGTAGAAATCTGAACAGACCGTCATCGCCTTCGACAAATCCATCGATGTCCTCCTCACGAATGCCAGCCTTATAGCAGACGAAAAGAAAGATCATCAGATTGGAGAACGAATTGCCGAGCGACGTGCACATCTCTCCTGACATGCGCGATTTGACGTTCTTTGCCGTAAACCCTTTGTAGTGGCAGGTTTGTGGCACCCCAATGTACTTGCGGACGAGTCCCATAAAGCTGTAGTCTCCCAGTAGACGTACATGCTCCAGATTCTGTGTCATATGCCCGTACAACACGAATTCTAAGATCTCCATGAGCTCGGGATCAAAGTGCGACTCGAACGCAGAGTAGTCAGTGGCATAGTAGCGTGCTCTATGGTCGTAAAGCCGCTCCCAAACCACCCTCGCGCGATCCCTGACGGGCACCTTCTTGATGAACCATTTCATCTTAAAAAGCACCTTCTCTATCGCGCTAAAGATTGGCCCGACAAGAACCTTGAACTCATCCGACCTTGAATTGATGCCGCGCGAATGTTTCATCTCCGGATAGCACTCTGGCTTCGGATGACGCTTGCACGCGCCCTGCTTCTTGGTCAGCTGGTGTCCTAGGCCCTTGTGAACCTTTCTGAGCATCTCCTTTCGCCCGCCAGTGTAATTAGTCTGTTGAATCCAAGATTCGAACGTGATGTCATGGTCACTGGAAAGCGGCGTGAGATGTTTTGCCACCCAACGGATTGCAAATTCGTTGAGTTCTGCCCTAAGGCCGGGATCAGCATCTGGATGCTTGAAACCGGTTCTTTTGAATACGCCCGCAATATTCGTTGCCGTGTCCGACAAGTCCGGGTATGGCATTTTGAAGCCGATCGTGTGATTGCCAAGTGAAACGCACATTGGCGGCCGCCGGTTGGGGTCAGAGGATGCATGTATCGTGACAAACAAGTCTTCTTTGATCGACTTGATGGGTGACATGAATTCTCCAAACCGGTAGCCATAACACACGATCTTCCTCACGGGCTCATTGAGTTTGACGGCACCCTCTTCCCCAACTGGACTTTCATGCGAAGCGCAAATAGTGCACAAGTGTTGAACACGACATTGTGCATGGCCTCTAAGTCACGGTCAAGGTTGAGGTGGCCGAGTGTGCGACTGTACGACATTGAGTCAGCGAAAACAGTCTTCATGGCGTCTTCCGTGCAGTAACGAGACTTGTTTCTCGGCGAGGACAATTCGACCAACAATTCATGGGAGACCAGTCTCTCACGGACCATCAGTGTCGTGCCTTG